CGACGATAACGGAATTGTCCCAGTGCCCTTTTCATGCCCCACGAGCGCAAGCTGTACGAACTCCCTCGTGGTCTTTGACGTATCGCCCGACGCCCAGCATAGAGTAGGACCACTGAACTGAACACCATCCCACCATGAAGGGTATAAACCAGTGAGGTGTAAGGCCGTCTCATAAGCCCCCATAACTGTTTTACCGACACGGTTAGCAGCAATGAATAACCGCGACCTGTAGTCGGCACCTTTCGACATTAGTTCGACGTGCTTTAGATACCCTGAATCAGCACCACCGACGAACAGTGAATCAATCAGCCTGTACTTGCTATCAGCCTGCATCACTTCCATTGCCTGCTGAACGCTTCTGGCTTTCTTGAGCTTCTGAACCTCGCCGTACAGCGAGGATAGCGACACGCTCATTCGACCGGCTCACCCTTAAGCTCAGCGATATCCTTGGCGATCTTCTCAAGGATGTGCTGTTGTTCGTTCCATCCGGCTTTGCATTTCAGTTTGAAGATAAGACACGTTTTGTCGCCGTCTTCGATATGCTGATCCAGCATCTTGACAGCCTGAGCGATGCCTTCGGCTCGCCCTCTTTTTATAAGCTCGGCAATTTCTACATTGTCGGCCTTGACGTGGTAGAACATTCCCTCGCTCACGCCGAGACAATCCGCAATCTGTTGGTTGTTCATTCCAAGCCGAGCGAGTTCATACGCTCGCCCAAAATCAACGTCCTCGCGCTTTACGTATGGCTTGCGTGGTTTCTTGTCAGTCATCGTCGCCTAACCATCGTTTACGAAGTAGAAAAAGCGCCCTCGTTGAAAAGTGCGCGTTGACCGCGATAGATACCGCAGTAAGTTGTCCAGATAGCCCTTGCCAATCGCATAAGTACATTGTCACGACACCGACGAACGAAGCTATAACCGCCTCTGATGTAAGAGACCACACCGAAAATTCATTGTTAGATGATGACCTGAGCTTAACCAGATACGCTGATAGCGCACCGAACGAAGATAACCACAATGCCCACATGTACGATGTCGGCGGTAAGTCTGGCGGGAACTTTCCCCCGTCACCTGACATCATTGATGCTTGATCGCTTGCACGCGTTTATGCCGTCCTCTATAACCGCCATGCGGCTAATGATCTGCGAGTCTATTTCCTGCGACTTGTACGTACCGAGGATGAACACCGCGCCGGTAGCAAGCCATGCGGTAAATACGGCGGTCCACATTAGTAGAAAGTGGTTGCGCAGCGGCAGGATTGGGCACGCCTCTGGAAACCTTGGATCGCTCATCGTATTACATGCCACGAACATGATAGGCCAGCCATCGCACCGTCAACGTGCGATGAAATAGCCGTACCTGGCTGCTGCATACCGAACAGAATGCGGCCTGACGGCTCGCATTCGAAACGGATAGACGAGAGTACAACGAACAGAAACATACTCACCTTAGCCACCCTATCAGCATAAGCACTGCGGGCCACACGACAAGCCATGCTGCCATCAGGTACAACGCTGTTCGTGTCTCGGTGTGCTTCATCGCCTAGCCCCTGCATAAGCCCTTAGCAGAGCCTCACCACCAGCGTCCGCTGTCACCGGCTTCCCCGGCTCAATGCTGATATGCACGACCTGCGGTATGGCTGGCAAAGCTTCGCAGTCCGCGACTACGGTATGCGCTGGTAACGCCTTCGGTCCTACCTGTACGCAGCCTGATAGCGCCAACAGGACGGCCAGCCTAATCACGCCTTACGCCTGCTGATTACACCGATACCGGCTAAAGCCGACGCGAACAGCCACACTGCTGCGGGGATCGGTACAGGCTCGCACTTCGGGTCGATAGGTTTCGGCTTGTGTACGCGCTCGAAAACGATGTCCGTTCCTTGATAGGCCAGTGCATCGCTTACTTCCATCGCCTTGACATACCCGACAACACCAAACAACAGCACAGCGATTGCAAAATACTTCATTCAATGCCCCTCAAGAATAATTCCCGCTCTGCTTTTCTGCGTCGAATCAAGCCGCGCAGAATCTTACCGCCAGCCTTGGTCCACTTAAGGAATTCATCGGCTACATGGGTATCCTGGCCCTTGTTAAGCAACTTAAGCAGCGTTGATTCCTTGAACGCATTAACACCGACGTTGTATATAAACGACGCTAGCGCGTCGACTTGATCCTGTGCGAGTTCGTTCGCATACAAAATGTGCTTTTCTGCTGCGTTCCAATGCTCTGCTACCTGATGCTGCAACAGTATTTCCGCCTCTGCTTGACTGATGGTCAGAGATGGCTTTACCGGCTTACCAGCGATTCGCGTAGTGCCGTAGCCTATCGTCCAGATACCTACCGCATCCTTGTACGCTTTGAGCCTGCACCCTTCGAACGAGCGAATCAGAGCAAGCCCGCGTGTTGATACCTGGCTCAAGGCTTGTGTTCCATCATTAAGTTTGAAGATTCCTCCGCACAGTCCCTTATTGCATAAGACAGAGCGTTAGCCATCGAATGATTGATTTGCAACATTCCGCCTGGAAAATACTTTATGCGGCTATCTTCGTTTGACGCCCAAACCGTAACCATTCCGAGCCCTTCTGAATCCGGACTGACGTTTAGAAACGTCCCATCCTGATCGTCGTATATCTTCCTATGCACTTCTGTCGTAACGCTCACTGATTGCGCCTCACGATGTCATCTAGCGATGCCGGGTTAACCTGATTCGCCGTGATCTCTGCAACGGCTTTGTCGGTTGCTCTGCGCAGTCCGATATAGCCGAGTCCGTTGCCGACCATCATGAATGCCGAATCGAAGTCATGCAGTCCCGATATCGCGCCGATGATTCCGTACAGGATCAAGAGCGCGCCTGCTGTTTTCGTTAGCCAGCCCTTCACGGCTTTAGCTCCGATGCCTTCGCAAGCCTGATAGCCAGTTCAAGCACAAGCCTACGCCAGGATTCCGACAGGATCGGACATGGGTCGAGAGGGTCTTTGCCCCATGTCTCAAGCTCACCGAGAACGCCAGCGCGTTTCTGTGCGTTCTTATCCTGTTCGGGAGTGCCTGCATTAAACTCAGCATTAGCCCACCGACGGATAGCGGCGATAACACGATCTACCACGCCGCTACCGACGATGATGTCTAGCAGACGAGTAACGAGAAACGCGATAACCTGATTCATGATTTCACCAATAACATAATGTGCCTATTATATCAACGCTGCTACTGTTTTATCAGCCTGCGCCCCTCGCAGTGGTCCTCTACCGTACGTTTAGAAACGCCGTACCGCTCTGCTAGTGTCCTCTGCGCAAACATCGCATTGATGCGCGCTATAACCTGCATTCTGAACCGATACGCGGCGATACACTCAGGAACCCACCAGTGCCGCATAACGCGATAATCCTTGCGTCTGTCCTTGCTTGGTGTAGACCATCGCCAGTAATCCTCAAGCCTGGCTATCTCCTTATAAACCTCGTCCATTAGCCTTTGAATCCTTGCCCCGGCCCTGACGTGCTTTTGCTCGTCTGCTACCGACTCGCGCGAGTCTTCCCATTCCTCCGCGAGTCGATCTATCGCCGTACCGACTAGCGTTATATGCTCGTCAAGGCTGCGTCGGCGGTCAGCCATTCTTCGATTCGGCTTCAATCAACAGGTCGAGAAAATGCTTTGCTTTCTGCAAGTCCTCAACCCCGCCTTTAGCCTTCCATCTGCTGACGTATTTGATCACGCAACCTTCCGCAAAGCCGAGTCCGTTTGCGTGGATGTATTCGAACGGCTGTATCGCCATGCTCGCGTAGTGCGAGCCACCGACTTGTGTTTTTAATGGTAACGGCACGTTATTTGAACTAATCATGTCCCACGCAGCGTCGTTCATTCTGCTTCGAGCGGCCTTCAAGTCATCAAGCGCATCATCAAGCTCTCTGTCGTTCACTCTGCAATCTCCCATCTCACTATTAGCGCGCCGCCCTCAACAGGCTCACCGCGCCTGGCTGTTAGTTTCTCGACTTGACGGTCGTCTACCCATGCGACACCGTTAAGCGCATCCTCTGCGCATTTAATTGAGTTCGATAGGTCGATACTCAGCACCTGTGCCCCGGTGTCCTTCTTAGGCTTCTTTGGGTGAAGCGTGATATCCAGCCATACAGGATCATCGGTCGGTATCACACCCGCTTGCGCGGCTAGTATCTGAACAGTCCTTTGGTACTCCTGCGCTACTTGTGCCTTTACGATGTGTCCGCGATAGCTTCGCCACATCCTGTTTGCGCTCGGTGGGTACGGCAGTTTTAGCACGTTGCTCATGCGGCCTCGTCAAACTCCCGCATCATTTCAGGGAACTGCACCAGCCATCCTCTAGCCTCTGCTTCGCGTACGGTCATCTTCACTCCGCCTGGTACGTGCAACAGCGTCCCACGCTTCGGGTCGATCTCGTATGCAAGCCGATACGCTTTCATCCCTGCGAATACTTTCATGAGTTCCAGTTCATGCCAGGGTGTCGATTTAGCGTTAAGCATGTCGTTCGTGCGTTTATCGGTCATCACCAGCCCCGCTCAGTACACCGCGAGCCTGACGGTCGCGCAGTTTGTTGATGTTCATCTGTGCAACATCACAGAGGTCTATGCCGTACTCATACGCGACCATTGCGACCATCCACAACACGTCGCCAAGCTCCTTCTGCAGCCGTTCAATGTGCTGCGCTGTCAGCATCCCAGAGTTATCTCGGATTGCCTTTGCGACGATACCGGCCACCTCGCCCGCTTCTTCCGCAAGTCCTAGGACCGGGTAGGTCGGGTCGGTGTAAATCGCCGTCTTTGCTGCTTCCTGTTGGTAGGCTGAAAAATCCATGTAGGTACGCCTCAAAAGGGTATGGAATCGTCATCAAACGGAGCTTCCGCCGCTGCAGGCTTGCGCGGTCTTGCCGCCGCTGCAGGCTTTGCGCTGTCGTCGTTGTCAAACATGCTCACGAACAC